ACGAGGGCCTATCGACGCTCGACGAAGAGACGGCCGCGATGACCGGCGGCGACTGGGAAGTAAACCACCACCAACGCGTCCGTGAACACAACGCCCGCAAGGAAGCCGGCCTGCTGCCGACCGCCAACGCGGCGACAGACGACGAAGACGCCGACCAGCGCGACCAGCTGATCGCCGCGGGAGGTGTCGGATGAGGGCGTTCAACGCGATCGTTTCCCAGCCGTGGGTGATCCTGCCCGAGCGCTTGCAACTCATGCTGCGCGTTGCTTCCCGTGACATCAGCGAAGCCGAGCAGCAGCAGCTCATAGCGCGGTTCGCGCCGATCGAGCCGAAGGCCGTTGCAGCTCGGCTAGCGCAGCCGCTGAAGGGCACGGAGACGGTCGGGCTGCGCGGTAACGTCGCGATCGTCCCTATCGTTGGACCGATCTTCCGCCGCGCCGACTTCTTCACGCGGATCAGTGGCGCAACAGACATCGACACGCTCGCCACGGATTTCACTGCCGCAGTGGACTCTCCGGATGTAGCCGCGATCCTGCTCGAGATCGACAGCCCGGGCGGCGAAGTGAACGGCGTCCAGGAGTTCGCGGACATGATCTTCGCCGCGCGCTCGAAGAAGCCGGTTGTCTCCTACGTGAGCGGCATGGCCGCGTCCGGCGGATACTGGATCGCAAGCGCGGCCGATTCGATCATCGCAGCGCCCACAGCAATGCTCGGCAGCATCGGCGTGGTCATGGCCTGGACCGACTTCTCCGGTGCGGAGCAGATGGAAGGGATCCGCACGATCGAGATCGTTTCGACGCTCTCGCCGAAGAAGCGACCGGACCCCGAGACGACCGAAGGCCGCGCGCAGGTGCTCCGCGTGATCGACGACCTGGCCGAAGTCTTCGTCGGCGCACTCGCTCGCAATCGCGCCACCACCCGCGCCGCGGTCCTGGAGCAATTCGGCGGTGGCGACATCATGATCTCCGGCCGCGCGATCGCCGCTGGAATGGCGGACTCACTCGGCAGCTTCGAGCACACAATGGAAGTCATCGCTGAGCGCGGCCGTACCGGCCGTCGCGCTGCGCCTTCAGTGCCACCGCACACGACCACGAGCGCCGACGGCGCACTCACTTCGGAGGATTCCATGCCCGATACCACAGCGACCGTCGAAGCGCCGGTCATCACGCTCGACTTTCTCGCCGAGCACCACGCGGACCTGCTCGCGCAGATCCGGACGACCGCAGCGACCGCCGAGCGCGAGCGCATCCTCGGCATCCAGAAGATCACGCCGAAGGGCCACGAGGCGCTGGCGGCCACGCTCGTCGCGGATCCGGCCTGCACGGTCGAGGCCGCGAGCGTGAAGCTGCTCGCCGCACTGAGCACCGGCGAGAGCGCGTACATGCGCGACGTGGCCGCCGAGGGCGCGGAGACCGAGGACGTGGCGCCGGGCGCCGACGGCCAGTTCGACAGCGCGGACCGCGCGATCGCGTTCGTGATGGGCGCGGGCCGAGTCGCCGCGCGGGCCAACTGAGCAGGACGAGCGAAGCGATTTCACGATCACCAGGAGACAGAACAATGCCGACTCCGAGTTTTTCGAGCGAAACCTTCGCTCACGACGACAAGCTTTACGCGGGCGAGTACCCGAGGGTCACCGAGACCGTCACGATCCTGAGCGGCCAGACCATCGCGAAGGGCGCGGTGCTCGGCCGCATCACGTCCGGCGGCAAGTACATCCTGTCGCTGTCCGCGGCCGGCGATGGCTCGGAAGTGCCGCGCGCGATCGCCGCGGACAACATCGACGCGTCGGCGGGTGACAAGATCGGGCCGGTCTTCCTGAGCGGCGAATTCAACCAGGACGGCCTCACGATCGGCACTGCCCACACGGTCGCGACGATCAAGGATGGCCTGCGCGCGCTCAACATCTACCTGAAGACGGTCGTGCAGCAGACCTGAGCCGAACCCGGACCAATCCTCTGAGGAGAGCGGAACAATGGCCATCGACATGTACAGCACCCACGTCCTGCGAGGCGTCGTCCGGAGTCTTCCGCAGCCGCCGTCGTTCTTCCTGGACAACTTCTTCCCGCAGGTACAGGAAGAGGAGTCCGAGGAGATCCACTTCGACGTCGAGGTGGGCGGGCGCCGGATCACACCGTTCGTCAGCCCGCTCGTCGCCGGCAAGGTCGTCCAGAACCGCGGGTTCCAGACGAAGACCTTCAAGCCGGCGTACGCGAAGGACAAGCGGCACATCCAGCCGAATCAGCCGCACAAGCGGGTGATCGGTGAGGCGATCGGTGGCAGCATGTCGAACATGGAGCGCCGTGCGGCCGTCGTCCGCGACACAATCGCGGACCAGCTCGAGATGCTGACCCGCCGCGAGGAGGTCATGGCCGCCGAGGTCTTGCTCACGGGCAAGGTGACGGTGGCGGGCGACGGGTTCGCCACGACGGTGGTCGACTTCGGCCGCGCGGCGGGCCTGACGGTCGCCGCGCTGACGGGCGACGATCGCTGGAGTGTCGACATCGCTGCCAGCAACCCGCTCGAGGACATCGAAGCGTGGGGCACCCTGATCCAGTCGAACGGCGGCGGTGTCGCCACGGACGTCGTGTTCAAGCCCGACGCATGGGCGGCGTTCCGCACGCGGCTCATCGCCCGCGGCGAGGCGGCCCTGCTCTTCGACTTCATGCGGACCGGTGGCTCGTCCGCGCAGTTCGCACCCGTCATGCGCGATGAGCGGGCGAAGTTCGTCGGCCAGATCGACATGCTCAACCTGTGGGTCTACGACGACACGTACGTCAACGACGCCGGCTCGACGGTCAACCTGCTGCCGACGGCCGGCAGCGTGGTCATGGTCAGCCGACCGAACATCCTCGGCGCGCGGGCCTATGGCATGATCCAGGACGAGAAGGCCGGCTACAGGGCGACGCGCTTCTTCGTGAAGAGCTGGCTCGAGGAGGACCCGGCCGTTCGCTGGATCCTGCTCCAGACGGCGCCGCTCGTCGTGCCGTACCGGCCGAACGCGTCGCTGTCTGTGGTCGTGCTGTAGCGCGCCGCTCAGATCCGGAGGAGCGCATGGATGTCCAGGCGATCAACACGATCAAGCATCGGGGCACGTACCACGCACCCGGTGCGATCATCGCGGACGTGGATCCCGAGACCGGCGCTGCCTGGATCGCCGCGGGGAACGCGGTTCGTGTGGCGGCCGCCAAGCCGGTCGAAGATGAGCCGGCCCGTACACCGGAGCCGGCCGCGAAGAAGAGCGCCGCGACGAAGAGCCGCGCGAGGAAGAAGTGACCGATGCCCGTCGTGACACCGTACCGGGCGACCGTCTACCGCCGGCAGGCGGGCTCGTCGACGGTGACGCCCGGCTGGGAGGAGGTCTTCAGCCTGTTCGATGTGCCGATGGACCTGCAGTTGTCCGGCGGCCAGGTCGCGAGCGGGCGGTCGGTTTCGGCCGTGGGCGTGGTGATCCGGTCGGTGCAGCTCGCGTTCGTCGCGACCGGCCTCGACATCCGCGAGCACGACGGGATCTCGGTGACGAAACGCGAGGTGGACGGCGTGCCTCAACCGCTTCCCGACGGCCCGCGCAACTACACGGTGATCCGTGCCGAGGACTGGGGCGAGCCCGGCGACCTGGAGCTCCAGATGGACCGTTTCACGGGGAACTTCTGATGGCTCGCAACCGCGGCAGGACGCGCATCACCGGCGTGGCGGAAGTGACGCGCAACCTCCAGAAGATGGAGGACGCCGTGACGTCTGCCGCGGCCGACGAGATCGGCCGGATCGCCGGCGACGTTGCGGCCACGGCGCGGCGAACCGTGCCGTACGTGACGGGCTACCTGCAATCACGGATCCGCGACCGCAAGCTACCCGGCGCGCGAGACGTGAAGGGCTCGGCGCGCGAGGTGATCGACGACGCCGAGTACGCGCTCTACGTGCACGAGGGCACCGCGCGATCGAGGGCGCATCCGTTCCTGCGCAATGCGCTCGACGTGGAGCGGCCGCACATCGAACGGCGGGTCAGCAGTGCCATGGAAGACGCCATGCAGCGTGAATCGCTATGACGACGTTCACAACGCTGCCGGAGCTGCACCTGTGGGTGCTCGATCTGCTCGAGGGGACCCCGTTCGCGGCGCGCGAGGAGCTGCCAGCCGCGAACGCCGATGCCCGGCCGTACTTCCTCGTCGCCGAAGTGACCGAACTCGCGAGCGGCAACCGGTTCGGCGCGTCCGGCGCGGCGCCCGAGTTCGCGGTCCGAGCATACAGCGCCGATGAATCGGGCCGCGAGATCGCAGCCATGGTCCGCGCGGCCCGGGCGGTGATCGATGGTCAGACGTTCAGCGGGCCCGGTTACGCGACGGCCCGTGCGCGCTGGGTCGACACACAGACCGTAGCGGATCCGGAGGGCGGCACGCAGGTCGTCATCCGGTACCGGATCCAGGCGAACGCAACATGAGCGACGGCGCAGAGAAGGTCGGTCAGGCGATGCGCCTGCTCATCGGAGCCCAGGAGTCGGTAAAGATGGCGATTGTGCTCCTGGCCGATGCGCAACAGCAGGAAAAGCGAAGCGAGCAACCACGCGTGTTCGGCGCACCCGGACCGACGGAGCCGCCCGAGGACGAACGCACACTTTCGTGAGGTGAACGATGGCGAACTGGGACAGCCTTCTTACCAAGGTCTACGTGGCCCCGACCATAGTGACGCCGTTCACGTGGTCGCTCGTCGGCGGCATCCGCGGGTTCGATCACACGGACGGCAACGAGGGCGAGACGCGGCAGCGCGTCTTCGGCCAGGCCGCGGCGATTGTCAAGGCCGGCTCGCCGAACAGCGAGTACTCGTTCGACATGCTCTACGACCCGACCGACACGAACGGCCAAGTAGTGCTCCGCGCGGCGAAAGCCTCTCAGGCCGACGTCGAGATCGCCATCGTCAACGGCGCCACCGCCGGCGCCGAAGAAGGCTGGCACGAGACCGTGAAGGTGACGGAGTTCACGGTGTCGGACGAGGCCGATGGCAGCTTCGCCGAAGGCAGCCTGTCGCTGATCGGCGACACGGCCAAGACCACGTTCACCGGAGGCAAGCCCGTATGAGCGACGCCATCCGCGCGAAGATATTCGACCAGCTCAAGAAGTCGCCGAGGCGCGTCCGCAAGCAGATCTACGATTTCATGGGCGTCGAAGTCGAACTGCGCAGCCTCTCCCTGGAGTCCGCGGAGCGCCTCGGTGTCTTCGACGAGGGCAAGACGTCCACGCAGGAGCAGGTCTGGAAGGCCGCGCTCGAAAGCGTCTATGCCCCCGGCACGGATGTCCTCGTGTTCGTCGACTCACCGGAGCAGCGGACCGAGTTCCGCCAGTTCCCGATCGACGAGATCAACAACCTGCTGCGGGCCATCCTCGACGTATCCGGACTGAACAAGGAGGCGCAGGCCGAGACGGGAAAAGTCTGAGGCACGACGCCGTTGTGTTCCTGAAGCATCAGATCGCCGAGACCATCGGCCGGACAGTGGAGGAAGTCGAACGCATGAGCACGAACGAGTTCGTCCACTGGGCGATGTACTTCGTGGAGAAGGCGCGGCGCGAGGCTCGGGCAACCCGTCGAAAGAAGTAGCGCGCCATGGCGTTCGACGTTGGCGCGATCTCCGTCCGCATCACCGCGGACATTTCCGACCTCTCCCGCCAGTTCAGCCGCGGGCTCCGCGAGATCGACCGCTCGGTCAAGGGCTTCAGTGACGTCGGCAAGGAGCTGACGAAGGCCATCACCATCCCGATCGCGGCGCTGGGCATCGCGACCACGCTCGCGGCGGTAGACTTCGAACAGGCGATGGCGGGCGTCGCGAAGACCGTCGACGAGCCCGCCTCGGAGATCGCTCGGCTCGGCCGGGAGTTCATCGCCCTCAGTGACACGATCCCGGCATCGGCTGTAGCGCTCGCGACGGTCGGCCAGGCCGCCGGCCAGCTCGGCATCGAAACGAAAAACATCCTCGGTTTCACGAAGGTGATGACCGACCTGGGCGTCTCGACGAACCTCTCGGCCGAGGATGCCGCTGTCGCGCTCGCCCGGCTCGCGAACATCACGCAGCTCCCGCAGGACCAGTTCGACCGGCTCGGATCCACGGTCGTTGCGCTCGGCAACAACCTCGCAACGACGGAGCGCGAGATCGTCGAGATGGGACTCCGCATTGCGGGTGCGGGCAAGGTCGTCGGTCTCACGCAGGCCCAGATCCTCGCGTTCGCTGGCGCGCTGTCGTCGGTCGGCGTCGAAGCGCAGGCGGGCGGCACCTCGATCAGCCGGGCGTTCGTCAAGATCGCGTCCGCGGTCCGGGCGGGCGGCGACGATCTCGCCGGGTTCGCGCGCGTGGCCGGCGTGTCCTCAGCCGAGTTCGCCAGGGCGTTCGAGGAGGATGCGGCCGGCGCGACCGTGTCATTCATCGAGGGACTCGGCCGCATCAATGACGCCGGCGGCGACGTGTTCAAGACGCTCGATGATCTCTCGCTCGGCGAGATCCGCGTCCGGGACGCGTTGCTGCGTGCTTCCGGTGCCGGCGACCTGTTCCGGCGCTCTCTCGAGCTGGGCAACGTCGCGTGGCGCGAGAACACGGCGCTCACGAAGGAAGCGGCGCTGTTCTACGGGACGACTAAGAATCAGCTGGCCATCCTGAAGAATCAGGTCGTGAATACCGCGATCGCGTTCGGCCAGCAGCTGCTGCCGGCGGTCCACGCTTCCATCGGCGTGCTCTCGGGTGCGATCGGCGTGATCCGCTCCGCCGTGAACGTGTTCGCCGAACTGCCCGCCGGGGTCCGCAACAGCGTCGTCGCGTTCTTCGGGCTCGTGGCCGCGATCGGCCCCCTGCTCGTTGGTCTGGCGGCGATGGCGAAGGCGTTCGCGGTCGTGAAGCTCGCGGCCACTCTCCTGACCGGCGCGCTGGGACTGTCCGGGCTGGCCGGCCTGCTTGTGCCCGGCGGTGCGATCATCGCCGGCCTGAGCATCCTGATCGGCCTGTTCATCACGGCGAAGTCGAAGGCGCGTGAGGCCGCCCTTGGCATGAACGCGCTGACGGCCTCGCTGCGGCAGTTCGATGTCGGCTCGGCCACCACGGAGATCGGCAAGCTCGAGCAGCAGATCCGCAGTCTCGAAACCGAACAGCAGCGGTTGCTCGATCTCGCCAAGCGATACGGCGAGGAGTCGAAGCTCGGCAAGATATTCCGGCAGGAAGCATCGGACGTCGAGCTGTCCGCCGGTGTGCTGAAACTCGAACTGGGCGACGTGCGCAAGAACCTCGAAGAACTCAGTGCCGTTCCGCCGATCAACATCGACATCGGCGTTGACGGGATCGACGAGCTGAAGAATGCGACGAAGCGGGTTTCGAACTTCCGCGTGGATACCGTCGCGGCCTTCGAGATCGTCCGCGAGAAGCACCGCGACCTGGTCCGCCAGATCCGCGACATGGAGATCGACCTGCGGTTCGCGTCTAGCAAGGAAGCAGCGAACCGGCTCGGCCAGGAACTCGACTTCGCTCGCGCGAAGGCGCAGGCGATGGCCGATGAACTCGCTCGCGCGCCCGAAGAGTTGCGCCGCCTGATCGATCTCACCAGCCGCTTCAGCCTGCCGAAGATCGAAGTGGTCGGACCGAGCGTGAAGGGCGCGCAGGGCGGCGTGATCGGCCTCGACCCGATCAGCCTCGAGCCGGTCAAGGCGTTCAGCGACGTTCTCGTGCGCACGGTGCCGCGGATCCATGCACTCGGCACGCGCACAGAAGAGACGACAGGCTGGCTCGGCGCATTCGTCGACGGTCTCACGGCGAGCGACGAGGAGTTCAAGCGCTCCCGGGCCTCGCTTTCGGGCTTCGGCCGCATCGCCGCAGACGTCGGCCGGGGACTCAGAACGGCGTTCGAGGCGGTGTTCGGGTTCGCGTCCGACATGGGCAAGAAGCTGATCAACCTCTTCAATCCGCTCACGATTGCCGGCACCGTTCTGGATCAGGCCTTCCGCGATGCGACGGGCACTCTCAACGAGCAGTTCAAGGCGTCGGTCGAGCGGATCGCGGGCGTCATCGGCGATGCATTGCAGCCGGTCCTCGAGGCCATGATCCCGGTCTTCGACGCGATCACTCCGATCATACGGGAGCTGGCGCCGCTCCTGTCGGCCGTCGCACAGATTTTCGCCGCACTGTTCAAGGCCGTGGCGCCGATCCTGCAAGCCGTTGTGCCGCTGCTCCGCGGGATGTTCCCGATCTTCAAGTTCGTGGCCATCATCGCTACGTACCTCGGCCAGGCGTTCGCGCTGGCCGCCCGGATCGTGCTGACCGTGATCGGCTTCTTCGCGAAGGCGGTAGGCACGGTCATCGAGGCCATCGGCAAGGCGATCGACAAGCTCCCCTTCATTAGCGGCAAGAGCATCATCAACGCCGGCCGCGACATCAAGAACTTCGGCAGCGAGGCGTTCAAGAGTGCCGCACTGATGAATGACGCCTTCCACGAGCTCGGGGAGGCGCGCGAAGAGATCAAGAAAATCGAGCTCGAGGATCCGGCCGAGGAGGCGGGCAAGTCGATCGACGAAATGGGCGACGCTGCCAGTGATGCCGCGGTCGCTCTGTGGGAACTGAGCCAGTCCGCCCGCAACGCGCGGATCCGCGAAGAGTCGACCCAGCCTCCGGAAACGGTCGAGCCGTCGAAAGCCGAGCAGACGACGATCACCGTCGACAGCGTCGTGTCGGTTCCGGGTGGCATCACGATCTTCACGTCGGGCGACGGCCCGGAGACGTACGACGCGTTCCGCGCCGAGCTGCTCCGCCGTACGCGCGCCGGCAGCCCCGAGGCGCAGGCCCTGGCGGACCTGTTCCCCGCATGATCGACTTCAGCGGCTCCGAACTCGCGCTGCTCGATGGCGCCCGCTACGGCTCGCACCTGCGCCTGCTGATCAAGGACGGTGCCGGCACGTGGCAGGACATGACGAGCTTCGCGGGCGAGGACTGGATCGATGCGGTCGAGTGGGGCGACGAGATCGACCAGTACGCGGCCCGCGGCAGCGCCACGTTCCGGAGCTCCATCGGCGCTCAGAAGCTGGCGCCCCTGCTCGCGTCGAGTGCGCTGAACGACCCGGGTGGCGGTTATGACCCGCTGCTCAATGTCGGCCGGGAGGTCCGCATCGACGTGTCGATCACGGCACCGGGCGCCGCCCCCGGCACCTGGCGCCGGGTCTTCGAGGGCTACATCGACACAACCGAGATCCGCGAACGCAGGATCCACATCACGTTCCGCAGCCGCGTCGGCCGCCTCCTCGACGCGGACACCGATCAGGACGCGATCTATCCGACATCCGGCTCCTCGGCCACGGTCGAGACCGTGATGCAGCAGCTCATCGACGAGACCGTCGGTGCGGGTGTGTTCACGCTCGTCACGCCGGTAGCGACAGGACGCACCTTCTACGCCGCGTGGGTCCAGCAGGGGAAACTGTTCGACCGGTTGCGCGCCATGGCGCTCGACATCGGCGGCTGGGACCTGCGTTACCGCTGGAACAGCTCGGCCGCGCGGTTCGACCTGATGCTCGTCGAGCCGGACCGAGCGATCACGACGCCGCAGCACACGTTCGGGGCCGATCAATATCTCGATGTGCAGGATCTCTCACTGACCATTGAGTCGGTACGGAACGTCGTCAGGGTCGAGTGGGGCGCGGGCAACTTCTTCGCGACCGAGGACACGGCCAGCATCGCGAAGTATGGGCGGCGGTTCCAGGCGTTCGCGCAGCAGGCGCCCAACCTCCGCGGCACCCTGGCAGATGCCAGCGATTTCGCCGCGGCCGTGCTCTCCGACCTGGCCGAGCCGGGAGCCGTACAACAGATCGAGCACCTGTTCTGGCCGTGCGTCGAGGTGGGCGATTTCTACCGCTGGCTCGCGAACGGCACCCATTACGACAGCGACCGGGACTGGGCCGTCGTCGGCTACCGGCACGTGTATTCCGCGGCGCAACGGCGCACGGAGATTCGCGTCCGTGGCAAGCCGTCCGGCGCCCTCAAGAGCTGGCTGCGACTGCCGAGCAGCGCAGAGCCGCCGCTCGGCCAGATCTGGTACAACCAGTATCAGGGCGAGAACCTGCTGCTCGTGCCCGGCTTCGACGCCGGCGCCTCGAAGGTCTACACCGAGAGCTTCAGTGTTTCGAAGGCGTACATCGAGCCGGTCCTCGACACGTTCGGCCGCACGGTCTCCGGCTCGATCCAGGTCAACAGCGACGACGTGACGGACCGGTTCCGCGCGGCCGTCTGGTTCACGGACGGAGCCGACGCGCTGATCGGGTCGAAGTACCTGGGCGACTTCATGGCGCAGGCCACGGCGGGCGGCGGATCGTTCGGCCGCGTTCACAATGTGCCGGTTCCGCCGACCGCGGTGAAGATCCACGTGAGCGTCGAGCCCGTGGGCGCCGTGAACGGCACGACCGTCACGATCTCCAGGCCGCACCTCAACGTCGGCCCGATCGCCGGCACCTACACGCCCTCGCTCGCGCTGCAGTCGGGTGTCGAGCTGTCGAACTTCCGCGAGACGAGCGGTGCGCCGGCCGGCGACAAGCGCTACACGTGGATCCGCGGCCAGGACGTGACCACGGTCCGGGTGTGGGAGCGGACCAGCCTTCCGTGGCCGGCGGTCACCGACGCGGGTGACGCGGATCTCGCGGTCGGCACGGATCAGTACGACGTCACGATCCCGGGCGCGGGGTCCGTCTACCTGCAGTTCGCGACCATTGATTCCGCCGGGAATCTCTACCTGCAGCAACGGGTCGAGATCGTGGCACCATCGTCCGCGACGGACACACCCTCTTTCGACGGCGCGATCCGTACGACGCTCGTCACGGGCCCGCCGGCCGCGGTCGACCTCCAGGTGTTTGTCGACGGGAACAGTGTGTCTTTCCCGCTCGACGTCGAAATCCGCCTCGAGAGCCGCACCGGCACGCTGATCGCGTCGCACACCTTCAGTGCGGCCGGCTCGATCGACAAGGTCGACTACGCGGCGCTCGGCGCTCGAGCATTCGACGAAGAATCCTGGTGGCTGAAGATGGAGGCCGCCGATGGCACGATCATCTGGGCCGAGCGCTCCAGTCCGTACATCGATCTGTCGCGCCAGATTTACGACGAGATCACGAGCGTCTTCATCGGCGATGACCAGATCACGGCGCCGAAGATCGCGGCGAACTCCGTCCAGGCCATCCACATCGAGGCCGGCTCGATCGACACGGCGCACCTCGCCGCGGGCGCGGTGACGGCCGCGAAGATCGACGTTACGGAACTCTCCGCGATCAGCGCCACGCTGGGAGACGTCATCGCGGGATCGATCGCGCTCCGGTTCGGCGTGGGCGATCTGAGTTTCCAGAACAACGCGGGCTCCGAGTCCTACGGTGCGATCGACACGATCTTCTTCGAATCGTCACCGATCTTCCAGTACGGGATCAGTATCGTGGGCGGCGCATCGTCGCTGAGCGTGAACGCCCGTATTGAGGTCTACAGCGGCGCCAGCAACAACACCGGCAAGATCGAAATCAGCGCCGACCTTGGCGTGGTCATCGACGGTCCGAAACTGGACGGCGTGGACGGCGAGTGGGGCGCCAACGACAGCGGAGGCACGGGGAAACGAGCATGGGTAGCGGACAACGTGTGACACGCCGCCTCACGGAGGCGGAGATCCACCTGCTGCGACCGCACGTCGAGCGGTACGTGGCCGCGCAGCGCTCCCTCGCGGATGCCGTGCGCATTCTGGCGCCGCGCGAGATGACGGCGCCCGGGGCGACATTCGACCCCGTGCGCTACGAGATCCGCGCGGTCGCGGTGCCCGCCCGGCTCGCGCAGGCCGAAGCGAACGGGGGGCCGTAAATGGCCGAGATCCTGGTAGTGGCCGTACCCGGTCGCAGCTCGCCGCGCGGGACAGTCGTAGCGATCGAGCCGGCCGGCCATGCATGGGGCCGTGAAGAGCGGCCGCCAACGTTCCGCGTCCTGCGCGTGATGGACGCGGCCCCCGACGACCTGCGCTACCTGATGCGCCGGCCGAATCTCGTGGTGGGCCGGCTGACGGAAACGCGCCTGGATCTCGATATCGTCCCGGACCGTCCAGTCACGCTCTCCGAACTCACGGCGGCGGAGCGCAAGGTCTGATGTCCACGACTACCACGCGGATCATCGGGTCGGGCGGAGATTACTCGACCATCTCCGCGTGGGAAGCTGCCGCGCCGGCCGACCTGACCACGTCGATTGCGGGTGGTGAGATCTGGCGCGGCGAGTGCAAGGCGCAGGCTTTCGATGAGGATGTCACACTCGCTGGATCGACCACGGACGCGACCGGCTACAAGCACCTGACGCATCAGGACGGCGCGGGCGCGCTCGGCCGGCGTGGTGTGGGTGCGCGGATCGTGAGGACCGGAACGCGCACTGCTGGTACGAGCATCATCACGCTGGGCGAGCCGTTCGCGGTCGTGGATGGGATCGCCATGACGTTCACCGGCACGGCCGCCGCCAGCGGCATCTGCCAGGCGTTCAGAGTCAGTGCCAGCAACTGCAAGACCGTGCGTTGTCTCGCGTACTCCATGACGTTGGCCCTGACGACCAACGCCTTCGAGGTCGACCCGAGCATCGACGCCATCATCATCGCGAACAACATTGCGCAACAGATCACGGGGTCCACGGCGGGCCGGGGCTTTTTCATCAAAACGGGGTTTGCTGCCGGTCCACGTCTCTACACGGTGACGGGCAACACGGCTTGGAATTGCTCGCATACCGGGCTGCACCTGGAGATCGGTACTGCGGATACTTTCCTGATCCGCAACAACATCGGGATGGGCAACGGCACGGCTGACTTCGGGTGGAGCGGTACCGGACAAGATAGCGACTTCAATTTGTCCAGCGATGCAACCGCCGATGATCGCGATCCCGGCGGCGGAAGCTCGCTCATCACTCAGGTGGCTGCGGACCAGTTCTACAGCCTGATGACCGTTTCGTCGAAGCCGACGTTGCTGCTGCTCATCAAGCCCGGCTCCGCTGCGATCGGCGCGGGCGAGGACCTGGGCACGAATCCGTGGGTCGCGACCGACATCCTGGGCCGCGACCGTGACGCGGAGGGCGATACCTGGGATATCGGTGCACACCAGCGGGTTGCGCCGGTGGTCGATGTCAAGACCGTGAAGGCGAGCGGCGGCGACTACACGACCATTTCGGCTGCGATCGCCGCGATCCCGGGCGACCTGCTGCACGCGGGCATCATCCGCAAGATCGAGATCGACGCGGGCACCTACGACGAGGACGTGATCCTCGTCGATGGCACCGTGCTGGCCGACCTGGAGCACTACGTCTGGGTCACGACCGCGGCGGGCAGTGAGCACTACGGGATGGTCGGCGCGGGCGTGGTCATCGACCCGAGCTTCGCCATCACGGCCGGCGACGACATGACGCATTGGGGTGCGCCGTACACGCTCGTTGAGTGGCTGGAGATTACGTACTCGGGCACGCCGGACACGAGCGGCGGGTCGAGCAGTGGCGCAAAGACGAATTCGCACCACGTGACGTATCGCTGGTTGATGTCCCACGACATCAACCACGCCGCCAACATGACCGGCATGTCCGCCAATGCCTGCGGGGATTGTCACATCGAGAACTGCTTGGCGTGGAACATCGACGGCGGCAACGCGACGTTCGGCGAGATCACGGGCATGAAGCTGGACCCCGGGGGCGAGGTCGGTTACCCAAGCCGCATCCGCAACTGCGCGGTTTGGGACATCGGCAACGCTTCCGGATCGGCTGCGAGCGGTTGGGGCTACCGTTTGCTCGGCGGCGGCGGGATCGTCGCGGAGAATCTCATCGCGATGGACTGCAAGGATCTCGACTTCCAGTTCGCGGGCACGGCTGCCAACATCGTCAGTCGCAACTGCCTGAGTAGCGACGCCACGGCCGACGACAACCATTCGAACGACGGCAACGGCGCGACGCACGTCATCAATCAGACGGCCGCCGACGTATTCGTCAGCCTGTCCGGCTCGATCGACCTGCACTTGAAGGCCGCGTCACCGGCGATCGGTGTCGGTGAGGATCTCGGCGCTGGCCAGCACGCGATCGACATCGACGGCTTCGACCGGGATGCGGCCGCAGTCACGTGGGATATCGGTGCCGACCAGTTCCAGGCGGCGGCAGGCGGCTCGCCGGGGACAGGGCTGGTTGTGATCGCCGGCTTCGCGCCGACTGTCACGGGGGGCGGCGCTGGCCCGGGTCTGGCCACACCCGGCACGGGCGCAGTCGCCATCGTCGGATTCCGGCCGACCGTGGGTGCGGGATCCGCGACCGCGTTTCTCGTGCTGAACGGGATCGCGCAGCTCGTGCTCGAGCCCGAGTTCGAGGAGGAGGACCCGCATCTGATCGGCGATGAGTCGCGGTCTGCATCGGGATCCTTGCGGGCGGCGGTGTCGAACGAGAAGCGACGCTTCCGGTGCACGCTGTTCGATATGAGCGAGCCCGACTTCGCGGCATTGAAAGCGATGGCCGCGCTCGGCGCACCGGTCACAATGACGGGCGCTTGCGTCGCCGGCGCGCTGCTCAATGCCCGGATGACTGTACGGGGATCGTACGTGGTAGACCCGTCCGATCCGGCCGACTTCCTGATCCGACCACGAGTCGAGCTCGTGGAAATGTAGACCACCCGCAGAACGGAGAACTGAGATGGCTGCCGGAAAGTTCAAAATGTACGAGGAGTTCCTCGAGGCCGTTCAGCGGGGTGAGTACGACCTCGATCCGACCGGCACGTACAAGGTCGCGCTGTTCCTGTCGACGAGCAACGCGAACACGCTCTCGACAGCGAAGGTGCTGGCCGACCTCACGAACCAGCACGCGAACGCGAACGGCTACACGTCGGGCGGTGTGACCGTCGCCGCCACGCTGGTCCAGAGCGGCGCTGTCACAACGTTCGACTCCGCCGACGCGCAGTGGACGGCGTCGGGCGGGTCGATCACGGCCCGGTTCGCCGTCGTCTACCGCGTCGGCACCTTCGGCGCGTTCACCGACCCGCTCATCGGCGTGACCCTGCTGGACACGACGCCGGCGGATGTCACGGCCACGGACACGAACAACTTCACGGTGCAGATGAACGCGAGCGGAATCTTCGCGTACACGGCACCGTCGTCGGACGCCTGATCGGGTAGCCGGTGGAGAACTGGTACTTCCGTTCGGGCACGGGCGCCGCCTGCGGTCCCGGTACGCGTCGACCACTGGAGTCGACCGCCGGGGCCAGTGCGGCCACCGAAGACATCACGACCGAACACACGTGGAACCGCGTCGAGACGGCGACGCGCACGATCGGTACGGGCGACTGGTCCGTCTCGATCGACGTGACGACGGGCGCGGGCACCGGCCCGCAGAACCGGGTCACGGCCGTCGTCGAACGGCGTGACAGCTCGTGCGTCGTGCAGGAAACTCTGCTCAATGTGCAGTCCGGCAACCTCACGGCCGACTCGACGCAGGAAGTCACGCTCACGGCGACGGGCGTCCCGCAGGTCGACTTCGCGGCGGACGACATCCTGACCGTCCGCGTCGTGCGCTCGCAGGGATCGCGCTCGCAGGTCGTCCGCTTCAATGATGCCGCGGACACGGATGCGGACTCGCGGCTCACCACACCGGATGAGGTAGCCGGCGGCGGCTCGGCCCTGGTCACGCCGGGGCTCGGGCTCGTCGCGATCGCGGCATTCGCTGCGATAGTCTCCGTCACGAATCACCAGACGGTGCAGCCCGGCGTTGGCGCAGTAGCTATCGAGAGTTTCGCGCCGACCGTCACCGTCACCGATCACCAGACTGTCACGCCGGGCGTGGGTGCTGTAGCCATCACGGGATTCGCGCCCACTGTCACCGCGGGTAGCGGCGCGGGAATATTCGACGACTTCAACGATGACTCGCTGGACACGAGCCTGTGGACGGCCACCTCCGGCACGGTGGCCGAAACGGGTGGCCAGCTCGAGATCACGGATACCGGCGCGGGGATTGGTGCCTGCGACACCGACCTGGACTACAGCGTCGCGATCGACACACCGCTGGCCGGTCAGTGGTGGATGCTGAAGGTCGTCCAGCTTCCGTCAGCGACGGACGGTCATTTCGCTCGGCTTCGCCTGGCTCGTACGGGGGGCGAGGCGGAGATCATAGCCTCTATCAGCCGCGTTAGCGGTGCGTGGAAGTTTGAACTCTTATTCCGGCCGTCCGGCGGTCCCCCCGTCACGCAGAACAGCGTATCGCACAACGGCGATGAGTGGCTCGCGGTTCGCCGGAATCCGAGCACCGGCGATGTCGAGATGGGCAGTTCGCCGGACGGCAGGCTGAGCACCATCAACATCCATTACACGGACGCCAATTGGGGGGCGACGCTCGAAACGGGATGGCGCGCGTCGATCAGTGCCGGAGTCGGCGGAGTCGGTAGCAGCGCAACGGCCATTTTCGATGATTTCAACGTCGCGACGGCGGAAGCGGGCGGCGTAACCGTAGAACCCGGCCTCGGTGCGGTCGCGATTGCCGGCCTTGCTCCCACGGTCACGGCGTCCGATCACCAGACCGCTACACCCGGACTCGGCGCCGTCGTGATCGACGGCTTCGCGCCCACGATCGCGATATCGGACCACCAGACGGTCGAGCCGGGCTCGGGAGCGGTTGCAGTCGATGGCTTCGCCCCGGTCGTCACAGTATCCGATCACCAGACGGTGTTGCCGGGCACCGGCGAAGTAGCGATCAACGGCTTCGCTCCCACTGTAGCGGTCACCGGACACCAGGTCGTGCAACCCGGTCTCGGCGTGATCGCCATCGCAGGCCACGCGCCGACCGTCCAGACGACGGCCGATGTGACCGTGGAGCCGGGCACCGGTGCGGTCCCTGTGGAGGGCTTCGCGCCGACACTCGCCATCACCGATCACCAGGTGGTGCAGCCGGGGACAGGCCAGGCCGTAATCGTCGGAGCGGCGCCGGTCGTGTCCGCGACGGACCACCAGCTAGTGACGCCGGGGCTCGGCGAGGTCGTCATCGCCGGGTTTGCGCCGGTCGTATCGATCTCGGCCGATGTCACAGTGCAGCCGGGGACGGGGGCCGTGTCCGTCAACGGCTTCGCGCCCGCCGTCACGGTGAGCGAGCACCAGACCGTAGAACCGGGGACGGGCGAAGTAGCGATCGCGGGATTCGCACCCGACGTGACGGCGTCTGACCATCAGACGGTGGAGCCCGGTGCCGGCGACGTCGCGATCGATTCATTCGCGCCGACGGTCCGTCTGGATGTGTTCGCTCGGCCCGGACCCGGCTCCATCGCTGTCGAGGGGTTCGCGCCGGCCGTGACGGGCGGCGGTTCCGTCGTCGTGATTCCGGGACTCGGCGTCGTCACCATAGCGGGCTTCGCGCCGCTCGCGTTCTCGGTGCCGCCGCGGCCGTCCGAGAAGGACATAGTCAGAGCGATCGCGACCCCACGCATCATCCGGGCGGTCGCGACCCCGCGCGAAGTAAGAGCGCTCGCGCTGCCAAGGGAGGTTTGAGATGGCGGACAGTTTCATTGTGCATCGCGAGGCGAGAAAACTCATCGGCGTCAACTTCGGGGACGAGCTGCCGCCGGGCACGGTCATAACCGAGGACTTCCTGGTGATCCTGTCCCCCAGCGGCGACGACGCGACGGCCGAGATCCGGGGCGCTACGCCGGTTGCCGTGGTGATTGACGAGCTACTCGCGAGCTTTTGGAAGGAGCCGGCAGCAGCAGCGGACGAACAGGCGCCCGGCACGTACAGGATCAAGATGCGCGTGTCAGCGGACAACTCGGAGAAGCCGGTTCCGCTCGGTACAGGCTACCGCCTGATTTCACTCGAGATCATTGGAGACGCACCATGAGACGCATCCTGATAGTCGCCGCTCTCATCGCGGCTGGTGGCGGGGACGTATTCGCGCAGGGTCCGATCGAGCGGCGAGCGGTCGGCCAGGGCTACTACCTGGTCGAGCGGTGCGCCGCGACGTGCGTGAGCATCGGCCAGCACGCGCAGTGGTGGACGGCCACGACTCGAGCGGACAGTCTGCTGCACGCGGTGCAGGCGCAGGGCTCGACGGACAGTGTACGGGTCGCGACGTACCAGATCGTGCGCTGGATCTGGCGGGGCGCGGCCGCGCCACCCGACAGCACGCCGGTCCCGCCCACGCCGCCGGACACGGTGACGCCGCCCACGCCGCCGAGCACACGGACGGTGCTGAACCCGGACACGCTCCGACTGCTGGTCGGCCAGTCGTCCTACCTCGACTGGGGCGCTTTCGATGCGGGCGGCGCAGAGATCAACGCACAGGCGACGTTCGCGACCTTCGATCCCTCGATCGCGTCGGCGCCGCCGGGTCCATCCGGCGGGACGATGGTACGTGGTGAGTCGGTGGGCATCACACGGGTGAGCGCGATGTGGCAAGCACATGCGGATACATCGGTGATCGTCGTCACCGGAACCGCTCCGCCTCCGCCGGTTGATACGACGGTGACCGCACTCGGCGTCCGGATCAGCGCAGACCCGCGCGTGGCGGGGGGCAATGACTACTCGATCGACGCGCGCGTCTACGACCACGCCGATGTCGAGCAGGCCGGTCTACCCGTCACGGTGTGGGTGACGGGGGCGACGTTCGGCCCGGGCACGACGCGCGAGACACGAAACTCGCCGCTGCGCATCAACTGGTGCTGCCCGGCCGTCGGCGACACACTGTACGCGACCGCGGCGAGTGCAGACACGGCGAGCTACGTACACACCGGCTCAGTGCCCGAACCGGAACCGATCCCGGTGCCGCCACCGAGTACGGGCGACAGCACGGTCATCACGCCCGCGGGGCTGGAGCCGATTCTCGGGCGGCTGATCCGCCGCAGCGCGACGTCCGGCCCGGTCGCCACATTCGACCAGCGGTTCGCGGCCAACGAGGCCGGAGCGTTTGCGGATGCGCAGGCGTTGGTCGCAGCGGGTGCGGCGAACATGGCGAACCATTACGATGCGCTTTTCGGCCGATTCCAGCGCGCGATCCGTGATGGCGCTCCGACCGGGCCGCTGTTTCAGCACGGCCGCGAGATCGCGCTGGCCTACGCGGCGTGGTCGCGGATGGCGGGCTCAGCGCCACCGCCGCACAACAATACCGGGATGCTGGGTATGGAACTGTTGCTCGCGCTCGAACAGAACGCCGACGCGCGGATGCACATCCACTGCGTCGCGGGCTTCGACAGCGGCACCGACCCGTGGGGCTACCTGCAGGGGACGCACTCGAACACCGGCCCTCGCATTCCCGCCGTCGCGTTGCAGGCGATATCGGCCGCGCACCGTAACGGCATCCCGTGGGGCGCCTGCCCCGCGAACATCAACTCGACGCCGCTGCTGTCGCTCGGGTCGTGGCTCAACTCCGGCCGCCGGCTGATCGGGTGGATCGAGCTGAACTGGGTCAAGCCCGATGGTAGCGTGCCGAGCCCGTCGCACAGTGTGGACTGCGGGTTCACGTGCGAGGCGTACTTCATGAATGCAATGCTCGCCGTCGAGCTGCTACGCTGGTACCGCGATGTCGAGCCCGATCCGCGCGTGCTCGAACTAGCGGGCCGGATTGTCGGGCACCTGGCGGACGAGTGGCAGAGAACCGGCGGGCCGCTGCCCTACTTCACGAATCGTGCGCCCGGCTCCGCGAACGATCTCGCGGCGTTCCACATCTGGCCGGCGCTCGTGATCTGGCAGGAGAGCGGCGAGACGCGGCTGCGCGACTTCGCGGTAGCGCACATGCTGGCTGCTGCATCCGCGGGGAATCAGGACCGCGCGAAACAGTTCCAGCAGGTGCATTCGACGCACGCGGCCGAAGCGGAGGCGATTCTCGCCGGGGTGCTATGGCGGTGATCGCGATCGAGCGGCGCGCGGTCGACAGTCAGGGCTGGCAGGACGTCGTGCTGGAGCATGGTCGGCGCAGCGCGTCGCTGTCCTGCCCGCAGTGCGGCGTCCGGATGCGGCTCGTGCATCACCGGATCAGCGATGAGGGTGAGGTCTGGCCACTGGTCAAGTGTTCCACCGGCTGCGGGTTCCGTGCGGCGGTCCGGCTGCTCGGGTGGTGAAGTGAGATGGCGGTAGAGCCCGGCCGGAACGGTGTACTGGCGAAGGCTATCATAGGTGTCGTGGGCACGCTGGCCGCAGCGGCAATCATTGCGACGGCGAGCTTCACCCAGCGGACCGCGGTCGCCGTTGAGCGTACGAACGGGCAGGTAGCGTTGGTCAATCAGGGGCTCGGCTACATGCGCATGGAGATGGAGGCGTTGGAGCGGCGTCTCACCGACATCGAGGGCCGGATCCGCGAACTGGAGCGAGGACGATGACTATACAGATGAATATGCCGGCGTGGGTCGTGCGGACATGGCACGTATCGGCGCTCCTGACCGCGATCCTGCTGGCCGTGCTCGCGTGGTCCTCTTATCGGACCTCGCAGACCAGTCTGGCAACCGAGCGAGCGGTCGTCGAGACCGTGGTCGAGTTGCGCCAGATGAATGCATTCTGGGACCGGACGCTACGGCGGGCGGACTCGCTACGTGCGCTGCAGGACACCGGGAGGACACCGTGAGCGACGAGCCACGCGAGGACACGCTGATGCAGCGGGCGCAGCATGCGGTGACGCAGGCGAGCCAGCCCGCGCCGTCGCACATCGGCAAGGGCGGCCAGATCGGCGGGATCATCCTGATCGGGCTCGTCGGCTGGCACGGTGTAGCGCCCTCGCTGCACCAATGGCTGCACCCGCACGATGATCCGCTCCAGGTCTGGCCGCTCTGGTTGGTGATGGTGCTGCTGGCCGCCGGGATCGTGCTGCTGGCGGGCGCTGAGGCACTGGCGCAGGCCGTGCGCGCGGTGCTGCCTATTCTCGACCGCGGGAAGTGATGCCGCGCGTCGCGAAGGTCCACCGCTTCGAGGCCGTGCGCATGGCGCACGATGTCGTACTCGTGAACGAGCGCACGGGTGACCGCGGGAAGAAGATCGAGGCGCAGGGTCGCTACATGGTGACGAATCTCGACACGGGCGAGCAGTGGTACATCCGCGCCGAGGAGTTCCATCGGTCCGGCTGGGCGGCGGTCGATCCCGCGGACTCGGCGTACTTCGGCGGTTTCACTAGCCTGGGCGAACCATGAACATCGCTGTCGGGATCGGCGGTGGTGGCCTCAAGATCGCCTACGAGATCGGCGTCATCATGGAGCTCCAGAACCGCGGCCACCGCATCGTATCCAGCGACGGCGTGTCCGCCGGCGCGCTCGTGACGGCGCTCCTGATCCAGCACGAGTGGGGGCTGCTCGAAGCCGTCGTGAAAGGCGGCGGTCCCGGCGACTCGCGCATGTGGCCGGCGCTCACTGAGGACGTGCATCGCTGGCGGACAGGCCGCGAACTGGCGTGGCCGATGCTGACGCGCGGACTCCGCGGCGTGGACAGCATGGGTCGCAATGACCGGCTGTGGAGCAACTACCTGAGCCGGTTCATCGACGCCGACCGCGCCGTGATACCCGGGTACGTCGGGTGCGTCGAGTGGAACACACCCGGCTCGCCCTACCGCTCGATCGCGCATGACGAGCACCCGGCAGCGTGGCCGCGCGCGGTCTGGGGCTCGGCGACGATACCCGTGATCTGGGAGCCGGTCCACTGGCGCGACGGGACCTACCTCGCGGACGGCGGGCTACGGACGTCGGTCCCGATCGACGACATCATGGACCGCATCGTCCGGGGCGTGCAGGCAGCGCCGGACCTCGTGATGGCGGTGCCGACGAACGTCGAGGGCCAGCCTGCCGATGACGTCGGGCCCGGCCTCGACGGCGCGGCGCTGCACACCATCGGCATCATGACGGCGCAGATCGAGTCCGACGACGTCGCCGCGAAACCGTGGTGGCCGGACGTGCCGCACGTGATCCTGCGGCCGACCGTCGACCTGGGCGGGACGCTCGAGTCGACGCCGCAGACGCAACTCGACCGATACGAGCACGGCAAGGAGCGCGTGCGGGAGTGGAGCCGATGAGCGAAGTGTCTCGCCCGCCCGAGGGTCCGCAGTGCCACGATGGGATGGTCCATCCATTGTCGACATGCCCACGCGGCCGGACAGACTGCACTCCGGTCGCACGCCGTGCATCGCCCGGGTTCGAGTCGTTTTTCTGCTGCGGCGAAACGGACGGCGCGACCGTGCCCGAAGATACGATCCGGCTCTGCGTCAAAAGCACGCACGATCAGGGGCCGGTGGACCTGATGGTCAACTTCGATGATCGGGATACGATTGACGCGATCGCCGTTCTGTCGGCCGGACTTTCGTTCCACCGACTGGGTGAGGGCGCATGAGCGATGAGCTGAGCGGCGAAGGCCAGTGCGCCCGCTGCGGCGAATATCGTCGCGCCGCCGTCCTGCCGATCGAGAAGATCGACGGTGATTGGGTGGTGCGCGCGGTCAATCCGTGCACCTGCGGCGAGACACGACTGTGCGCGTTCAGGAGTGATCCGATCCGCGAAACGATATCGCGGCGGGACGTCGGGGGTCTCCCATGAGCTTCAAGTTCGGGCGACGATCGATGGAGTCGCTGGGCTCGGTGCACCCGGAGCTGCGCCGTCTGTTCACCGAGGTCATCCGCCACTACGATTGCAGCATTCTGGAGGGCCACAGGGGGCGCGAGGCGCAGGAAGAGGCGCTGCGGAAGGGTACGACGACGCTACCGTGGCCGCGGTCGAAGCACAACACCTTTCCGGCGCTCGCGGTAGATGCCGTGCCGTACCCGATCGACTGGACGGATACTCGCCGCTTCTACTACTTCGGCGGATTCGTGCTGGCCACGGCGGCACAGCTCGGCATCCGCATCCGATGGGGTGGCGACTGGGACGGTGACGGGGACTTCAAGGATCAGTCGTTCCATGACTTGCCGCACTTCGAGCTGTTGAGCACAGACGTCTGAGGGGCCAGCCGGCGCGGGTCTGGTCTCGCGCGGCAACGGTGCCGGGCCGTGGGAGTGGGGAGCGGCTACCGGCTGGCCTCGATTCGCCGTGCCGGTCCGCTAACCCGCGTTCATTCCACTACCCACCCGTCCGCCGTGAGCGCGTCGATCGCGGCCCGCAGATTCGTCACCCGCACGGGCTCGCCATCGGCCGTTGCATCGACCGTCGCGCCAGGCAGGCCCCTCGCTGCGGCCGCCGCGGCCGGCGACGTCGCGCTGAGGATCCCGCCACGGCCGCCACGCGAGCCGCCGTCGGGCTGGGCGTAGATGTCCGCCCCGCGCGCTCGACGGTGATCCTGCCACGCCTGGCGGCGCTTCCCGTGCACCCAGAGCCGGCCGGCGAACGTCGCGACTTCCGCCTCGTTGCTTGGCCGGCACGGCTCGCCGACCTCCGCGGGACAGACGGGACACGGTACGGCGGCGATCGCCTTGGTGTCGCGTCGACTCACGCCACCCCTCCGATCACGTGCCCGTCCTCGTCGTACAGCGCCCGGTCGTCGTCTCTCCCCGGCCAGTCCGCCGGTGCCGCAACGGTCACGTACCAGCCGGACTGGCCTGCCGGCTGATCGGACCAGTGCGCACCGATCCGGATCACGACAGCCGAGATTGAGCGGCGGCCGTAGGCATCCAGGATCACCCGGTCGCCCACACGGGGCATGTCCCACTCCGACTGCCGCCACGTGTACTCGGCGGGCGCTTCGATGGTATCGACGGTCCGCTCGCCGTCGTCCAGCAGGCACGCCGTCCGGTCGATCTCGTGTACGTTGTCCGTCGTCATCGGTCGGCCCTCCAATCGTACTCGACCTCTTCCACCCACTCGCCGACCACGATCCGGCCGCCGTCCTCGGTGCCACGCTGGCGGGCCAGCTCGGCGCGCGCTTCGGCCACCAAGTCCCCGGCCGGAAGGTCTGCATGCTCAGGGCCGGTCAACAGCAGCTCGGCCTGCCCGTCGTCGCTCATCCAGTACGCTGCCCGGAATGTCGTCATCGGTCGGTCCTCCCGGTGGTGTGTGGTTACGCGGCCCGGCGCGCTCCGCTGATCCGCAGCCGAATCCCCTGCGATCCCGGCCGGTACTCGACCTCGCACGTCTCGCCAGCGGCAGCGACCAGCTCAACCTCCGACTGGCTGCGCTCCTCGCGTGCCGTGCGGTTCTTGCCGACGCGGAGCATGACGTCCATGACGATCGTCATGGCGGCGCCGTCCTCGGCCTCGCCACTGTGGCCGGCCGAAACCCACGGGTTGCCGGTGGCGCTTTCGACCACCGGCGTGCCGTCCGCGCGGCGCACCTGGTAGCGTGCCCACCCCTTGCTCTTGCTGGGCTGACTCAGGATTTCGACGGTGATTGTCATTTCGGGCCATCCTCGTGAGAGAGTGGAATCGGGTGGCGGGCTGTCTCACCCGCACACAAGGAATATAGCGGATGGGTCTGACGGTGTCAAGTATCCTGACACGCCGCCCCCTTGTGCGCGCAGCATGCCGTCAGCTATCCTACCAGCATGACAACAGATAAGACGATCGGACAACGGGTGCGCGAGGCGCGCGACCGGGTCGGGCTGACGCAGGCGGAGTTGGCCGCCCGGCTCGGATGGGCGCGCGCGACGGTTTCCCACGTCGAGAGCGGCGGCCGATCCGTCCTGGCCGCGGAGCTGCTGCCGCTCGCGCTAGCGCTCGACGCGAGCGTCTGGGAGCTGATCGGCGAGCGGGAGCTGGAGTAGAAGCGGACCGCGCCATTGTGCCGCATTTCTGCGCCCGGCTCTATCCTACAGTGCAGGCCCCGAAGAGGTCGTTCATCGCGTCCCGCGTCCGGCCGTCAGGCCCCTTCTGTTGGCCGCCATCGAACTTGCCGCCGGTCACGCGCATGGACCGGCCGCCCTGGTCCTCGAAGATCAGCACATCGACCGCACGGTCCCCTTGCCGGGCCTGCACGACGCCATCGGCCCGGCGGACCTCGACGAGCGTGAACCCGAGGCCGTCGAGCGTGCGGACCGCGCACTGGTGCAGCTCGTCGAACGTGCGGTCACGCGTGAAGCCGAGGCGCGTGTTCGGCTGACTGCGGAACAGCAGGCTGCAACTCGAGGAAACGACGGCGCAGGCGACTATCCCCAAGGCTCGTCGCATATCCACCTCCGGCTGGACGGAGTCACAGGGTGTGGCTACAATACCCGCGCCTCATGACGCCGGCGCAAGGACGCGTTCTCCCCATGCCCCGCAAACGCCATCGCGTGAGGCCGCGCAATGGACCAGCCCAATCCCCTGCCACGGGGCGTCTACTGGCTCGACGGAGTCCGCGACGAACACGGTTACGAGATGTTGATCGCCGTGGACCGCCGCGGTCGCTGGATCGCCCCGCCTACCCGCGTGTTTCCGCGCGAGGACCGGTACGCGGTCATCCGGATGCTTTGTCGTCTGTTGGACCGGGTCGACCCTTGCCCGCAGACCGTGGCCGCGCGCGCCCCGCCACTGCCCGTCGCTCCACATCGTCCAGCAACCGCCGGACCTCGCCTACCGCGTACTCGACGCCCTCGCGGAAGGCCGGCCGCTCAGGCTGAAGCAGGTACGTTCTGATCTTCGCCCGGACAGCGTCCTCTTTGATCTCGATCCGTTCGCGGGCCGTCCGTTTCGCCTTCCAGTCGGAGATGGTGGTCTGGCCCTTACCGAGCCGCTTAGCCGCTGTCACCTGGCTCTCCTTTCGGTCTATCGTCGCCTCTAAGTAGCGACATACCAACGTGTTGTCGTCCAGTCGCATAAGCCCCTTGCGCTTGCCGGTAGCAAATGTTAACGTATTGCTACGTTTTCGGTATCGGTACTTAACCGGACGGTACAACTGGCCATGGAGAAGCGCAACACGATAGCCCCCTCGCCCTCGCTCAGAGCGCGGCTCAAGGCCGCGCTGGCGCTCCAAGAAAAGACGCTGGCGTCGTGGGCGAGAGAGAACGGATGGCACGACGCTCAGCTTTCGATGGCGCTCGCCGGAACACGCGAGTACGCGCACATCCGGGACGCGATCGCCGGCCTGCTGCGGCTGCCCCGATCGGAAGTGGACCGCCTGCTCGACGATGCGGTCGAGAGCGAGCCCGCCGCATGATCGGGCTACAGAAGCCGCGCCTGCGTCGCTGCGATTACTGCGGGCCATGTGTCTGCCGCAACCGCGCCGAACGCGAGGAATGCCCGCACCCGAAGGTCGTATGCATGCCGCTTCCGCATGGCCGCAACATCTGCGGCAACTGTCGCTCGTTGAACGGTGGCATCCGTGAGCGGTGGGAGCGGGTGCGATCCGTGAAGCGAGTCGAACGGGCTGCGCGACGCGATGCACGGAGGGCTGCTGCATGACCGACCGTCCGCTCTGCTCCGCCTGCGGCCAGTACTGCGACGACGCCGCGCTCGACCGGCTCGACGCCGATGCGTGGGCGCACCGGAACGCATCGCTCGTGTGCTCGACGTGCCGCGCGACGTGCGTCGTCTGCCGCCGGCCCGTGCTGAGCGCAGCGGACCTCGCGGTGGACGCGACGACGTGCGCGGACTGCGAGCGGGTGGCGGCATGACCGACGCCCTCCGCGACACCCGCGACGCTCTGGCGTGGGAGCTGGCCGTCCTCGACCAGCGCATCGCGGCGCATGACCCGCTCGACCGGCGCGGGCTCACGGTGCTGCAAGATGTGCACGGATGGCTCATGGCGGCCGGACGCGCACTGGATGTCGAGCTGACGGCGCGCAGGATCGAACGGCCGCGGCGGCTGGAGGTCGTGTGACCGCGCCGCGCACGCCCGAGCAGATCGCGCGCGACTGCCGCGTGGCCCGCATTGTCGACGCATGGGTGAGCCGACGCATGAAAGCCCCCGTGGGCTGGTCGTGGCGGATGGAGCATCCGACGTATTGGTCGGACGTGATGTGGGAGGCTGTCGCCGCCCAGACCGATCGAGCCACCGATCCCGTGCCCGATGCAGCCATGCGCGCCGCCGTCATAGCCGAG